GTGGTTATTGTTCCTAATGTACGCAAACCCGTGCCTTTATTTATTTTAATGCGGGCGCTTGGTGTAGAATCAGACCGAGATATTATTGATTATTGTTTACTCGACCGCGAGAAATACGCTCATTATATTGAACATTTTATTCCATCGGTCCATGATGCAGGACGGCTCTTTAATCAAGAGGTGGCGTTGAAATATATTGCAACATTGACAAAAGGTAAGACAATACCACATGCTCTTGAAATTCTGACAAATTACTTATTGCCGCATATTGGGGAAATAAATTTCCAAGAAAAGGCATATTTTATTGGTTATATGGTAAAACAACTGCTTCAAGTGTATACCAAGGAAATGAAAGCAACTGATCGTGATAATTTTCGGTTTAAACGCATTGAATTGACTGGATCTCTCTTATATGATTTATTCAAGGAATATTATTCCCTACAGCAGAAAGCTATTTTTCAGAAGTTTGACAAAGAGTATTATTACAAAAAAGGTATATACACAAAAAATTTCCAATCTCTCATTGAAATGAATTATAAAGAATTCTTCAGTGAAAGAATTGTAGCGGAGGGTTTCCGAAAAGCCTTTAAAGGTAATTGGGGATCAGAATCCCATACATCGCGGGTTGGTGTTGTTCAGGATGTCAATCGCTTAAGTTTTAATTCGTTTATTGCTCAAATGCGAAAATTGAATTTACCCTTAGACGCAAGTGCAAAAATAGTAGGCCCGCGTTTGGCACATACAACTCAATGGGGTATTATTGATCCAATTGATACACCAGACGGCGGAAATGTCGGATTGCATAAAAATTTGACAATTATGGCCGCAGTAACGAAAGGGTATTCGGCTAATCCAATGATTCGCTGGTTGAGAATGAATGCTGATATGCTTTTATTAAATGAATGTAATCCGTTTATTATTTCGCGGTTATGTAAAGTTATTGTAAATGGAAAATGGGCGGGAGTTATTAGCGAACCATACAAAATAGAGAAAGAATTAAAATCTTTACGACGAGTTTCAGTAATACCAACATTTACCAGTATTTTTTGGAATATTCAGTATAATACGCTATATATATATACTGACGCAGGACGAATATGTCGTCCTATATTTTATACGAATGCGACGAATAAAAACGAGAATGATGAGAATACTTCTCGCACACCCAGCTATATGAACGAAGCAATATTAGATAAAATTAATACAAATAATTTTACTTGGGAACAATTGATCACTGGGTTTGCTAAAAAGAAAGACCCTAATTTTACGATAAATGCGCATCAGTTATATAATAGTGTTTCTGAATTGTATAATGTAACGGACGTTAAAGATTTAACGGCATCGCAAGCTATATTGGAGTATATTGATACATCTGAAACAGAAGGCGCTTTAATTGCGATGGATTATAATATCGCAAAACAAGCGAAATCAGCATATACGCATGTTGAAATACATCCGTCGCTCATGTTAGGTGTTATGGGGAATCAAGTTATTTTTCCAGAAAATAATCAATTGCCGCGTGATTTGTTTGCATGTGGTCAATCGCGTCAAGCAATTTCGCTATATCATTCGAATTTTCAAGTGCGTGCTGATAAAACCGGTATTGTATTAAATAATGGGCAAATACCGTTAGTGAAAAGTCGCTATTTGAAATACATTAATAACGAGGAACATCCGTGTGGAGAAAATACAATTGTAGCTATTATGTCGTTTAATGGTTATAATGTAGAAGATTCAATTCTGTTTAATGAAGGTTCTTTGAAAAGAGGTCTTTTTCGAACAACCTATTATAGTGTGTATGAAACTCGCGAAGAAAGCTCGCAAGTAGGAAAAACAACAGTCGATTCGGTATTTTCTAATATAGAAGCCAAAGATGTAGTGGGCTTAAAACCTGGTTGCGATTATTCGCAATTGGATGAATATGGATTAGTAAAAGAAAACACAGTAGTAGATGAAAAAACGGCTTTGATCGGGAAAGTAACAACAAGTACGGACAATAAAGGATCCTTTATAGATGCGTCTATCTTACCTAAAAAGGGACAATTAGGTTATGTGGACAAATCCTTTATGACAGAGGGAGAAGAAGGTTTCCGTATTGCAAAGGTGCGTGTCCGCAATGAAAGAGTACCTGCAATTGGTGATAAATTTTGTAGTCGTTGCGGACAAAAAGGGACAGTTGGATTGGTTATTCCTGAAGCAGATATGCCCTTTACGGCGGACGGTATAAAACCGGATATTATTATTAATCCGCACGCGTTACCATCCCGAATGACAATAGGACAACTGGTCGAATCAGTTATGGGTAAAGCATGCGCGATGCATGGCGGTTTTGGTGATTGTACGGCTTTTGTAAATAATAGTGATATGCCGAAAGTATTTGGCGAAATGCTTGTAAAAAATGGCTATCATTCAAGCGGAAATGATATTTTATATAATGGTCAAACTGGCGAACAAATAGAAACGGAGATATTTATGGGACCAACCTATTATATGCGTTTAAAACATATGGTTAAAGATAAAATAAATTATCGAGCACAAGGTCCGCGTACAGTTTTAACCCGCCAGACCGTACAGGGACGCGCGAATGACGGAGGGCTACGAATTGGTGAAATGGAACGCGACGGATTAATAGCGCACGGTATTACTAACTTCTTACAGGAATCAATGTTAGTGCGGGGTGATGATTATTATATGGCGGTGTGTAATAAAACGGGGACTATTGCAATTTATAATGAAAGTCAGAATTTATTTTTGAGTCCATTGGCAGACGGACCAATTAAATTTAGTGGTGAATTAGAAGAAGATATGAAAATACAAAATATAAGTAAATATGGTCGTTCGTTTAGTATTGTGCGTGTCCCTTATGCCTTTAAATTACTCATGCAAGAACTGTTAACAATGAATGTGCAAATGCGTATTATTACAGAAGCGAATGTTGATCAATTAACGAACTTATCATTTTCTGATAATGTACAAAAATTAACGGGAAATAAAAAAGACAATGTAATTAATATTAATGAATTAATGCCGAAAGGTATGCCGGCGACTACAAAAACAAAGGCTGAAAATAATAAATTAGCAGCACTTGGATTTAATAAATTACAGCCTCCGCCATTTAAAAAATGGATTATATCTGCGATTGACCCAATTCTTACAAGTGATTTGACGCCATTACCGTCGGATGAGAATAACCAATTTATTACCATGGAACCCGCTCAAGAAAATCAATGGTTTAAATTGAAGGATGAAATAAATGAGGCAAAAACAAAATTAGACGATATACCGTCATCTGTATTTTTAAATTTAACATCGTCATTGGACATGTATGCAAAATTGCGTAATATTGTAAAGAGTAAGTATAATATGGAAAATGCCACCAATGCGGCACTAAAAATGTATGAGCTTATTAATCAAATGAATTTGCTTACTGTTGGCGATAATTGTATGCCGGTGGTGAATGCATTTTGTAATGCAGAATTACCTGGCGCCTTTATTATTGCGATTAACCATTATATGAAGACCAAATGTATTAGCAGTGATTTCGATTGGCTAGCTAGTTCGTATTTGCCAGAAGCGGCTATGCAAGCAGGCAATTCAACTATTTTGGAAGATAAATTCAAAATATATGAGCGGAATAGACTGCATTGGTTAATGGGACCTGTTCCGAACGGATTACCCGACGGCGAAGAACCAATTACTGGCGATGTTACTGATCCTGCCGTTATTAACACGCTCGGTAATGCAAGTCATCAGCGGTTCAGTAATAATGATGGAGCGAACTTATATACAAGTGATGTGGGTATTGAAATTGCACAGAAAGATTTAAATAGACAAGAAGAATTAACATCCTTTGTGAATTTTGGGCAAATATTAACTGGTCTCCTTGCATTGGCGGTTGGAGGTCATTTTGTCACCAAACAATTCACCTTTTTGACGCCATTTAGTCGTTCGTTAATCGCAATTGTAGCGTCGCTTTTTGAAGAAACTTATATTACTAAACCGAAAACAAGTCGTCCTACGAATTCGGAGGTTTATTTGGTTGGAAAGGGATTTAAAGGTATTAGCAATGAATTGGCGAAAGCGTTGTTGGACCGATGTGAAGCATATAATTCTTTAGATAAATTACCAACCGCTTGGGGGTCTTTAATAAACCCTGCTGTGTTGGCGCAGGTAGATGCTCAACTATTGTCGGCGGCCCAAGAAGTTCATGGTGAACAGCAAGTCGCGTTTTTAAATGAAATATACGAGGCTTATCGTATAAGCGGTCTTGATAAAAATAAATTGGCGGGTAGATATGAACGCGAAGCACAAACATCTTGGATAGATGAAAATCCACTAATGGTTATATCAACTGATAATAATTTAAATAATACGACAATGAGCGTAGAGGATGAAGTGACCTTATATGGATTTAATGCAGATGCTGAAGAAACGCAACTAGATAATGCCGACCAAAATGCCGACCAAAATGCCGCCCTAGGCGAGCTAGTAGAGGAATCTATTTTAATACCTGATGAAGAATCAGAAAAAAATGATGAAAATGATGAAAATGATGAAAATGGGGTTAATGACGATAATGGCGATGGGAATAAAGGTTCTGAGAAGAGAACTATAAAATTTAATATATAATAAAATTGAATGAATTAAAAATAAATTATGTATATTATAATAGACAAACACAATGGCCCAAGCAACGACTTTGCAATCTAGCCAAATCATCGAAATTTATAATTCTCGAAAAACAATTATTGACTTGCTTGAATTGCAAAAATACGATGTAACGCAGTATAAAGATTTTGGAATTAATGATGTCAATACGCTGATTCAAGCAAAACAAATGGATATGTTAATGCGTAAAACAACGATGGATAAAAGCGTATATGTAAAATATCATTTAGCGAAAAGCTTGAGACCAGTTAATTTATATGAGTATATTGAAGACTTATTTACGCTTGAAGAAGTATTACAAAAAAAAGATGATTTAATAGTCATTATGAAAGATGAACCGAATGATACAATCCGAAAAACATTAACTGATATTTGGGAAAAAGATGGTATTTATCTCACAGTGATAAACATTAAACGATTACAATACAATATCATGAACCATCAACTGGTTCCACCGCATACCGTATTAACAAGCGAAGAAACCGATGAATTTAAAAAAAAATATAATATTTTAGACAATAGTCAAATACCTGATATTTCTAGATTTAGTCCAGTTTCTCAAGTAATTGGTATTCGACCAAATGAAATTTGTAAAATTATGAGGCCAAGTAAAACGGCAATTAAGTCAGAATATTACCGAGTTTGTTTGAATAAATAGTGTGGAATACAATACAATACTATACAATACAATACTATACAATACAAAATTACATTATGTAAAAAAAACTATACATAATATAATATAATATAATCATGGTTGATGGAAAAAAAAAAATTTATAATTCTCCCGATCCACTTTTTTTAAAAGAAAAAGCCAAGATGTTAAATGACAAGTTTTATATACAATTAAATGAAACCGTGAAATCATACCCATCATCAAAAGCATCGCCTGATGGTATAGCTATATATAACCGCAGTGAAACGAATGAAGAGATGCATAAGGCTAATATGTCAAAAATGTTAAATTTACAAAATGAATATTTTATATATAAAAATGATGTTATTAAATCAAATGAAACAATTCAATCAGAAATAAAAGAAATTGATACGCAGCTTAATGGATTAGAAGCGCAGAATAAAGTATTAACGACGCAATTAGAGAGTTTAAAAGGTTCGTCTTATTCAGCGGAAGGGTTATTTGATGACGCGCAAATAACTCGCAATCAGTTATTTTTTAGTAATATTGTATTATTTGGTACTATAGCTGGGATAGGATATATGTATTATAAAAAAATTAAAAATGCGAATTAAAAATTATTAGATATATCATACATCTTTTTCTTTTTTATGTAGATAATGTATAATAACTATATGGTTAATCATTTTATTGCAAATGATTTAGGTATATATAATAATTATTATATGTATGAAAAAAATAGTAAACCTGACACAAATAAACATATGGAACATGGATTAGAGTTTATAAATTTTAAAAATAGAATGAATAATGACAATGAGTTTAGCTTTCTTCAAAATTCATCATCACCCGAACATGGATCTATTATAGAAGCGTTAGAGGGCGATAATTCCATAACATCGAGTACTCCGAATGATACTACCCCAATGACAGCAGAAGAAGAAAGTTTTAAAATATTAATGTCGGAATATTCAACCTTATATATCACATATATTGAAACTATGTTAAGTAAAGACCCATCTGATGAGTCACGCATAAATATGGAAGCAGATTTAAACACTAGAAAAAATGCATTACTTGATATGGCAACCAATATAATGAATAATATTAAAGCAATTAGTAGTAGTAGCTCAAATAGTAGCTCAAATAGTAGCACAAATAGTATGAATGCGGAAAACTTACAAAATGCTATGAATGAATTGAATGAAAAAACAATTCAATCCATAAATACGTATGACGAAAATACAATATCGGGTAAAATCGAAACATCAAAACTTAATATGACGTCAATGTATTACCATTATATTGTATATTTTTTTATATGTTTAATGCTTATCTCATTCACATTCAATATTTTTATTAATAAAAATGCTGATGTAATGAACGCTATTATAGTGGTGGGCGCTTTATTAATAGTTTTTTTAATTTCTAAAAAGTATAGTATCTATATCTAAGTCAATAAATATATTTTATATATAATTATATAATATATTTAGTAATGGATTATGCTATAAATGATCGTGAACCAACAATTACATCAATTAAAGAAAAAATTACAACAGTCAAAGAAAAAATAATTGAATATCAGACACTATATAAAAAAATATATAATAATTCACCGACATCCGAATCAAATGATAGTCTTTTCATAACTGAACATAATGATGGATCAGTATCGTGTAATTCATATTGTCATGGTGTAGGCGGTCATTCAACAAACAATGAATTACCTAGTGAATGGAAAGGAGCACAATGTATAGCTGCCGGTCATAGTAATGGTATATCATGTCATACAGCAGGACCCGACAAAGACGATCCTAGAGCATATCATACTACATCCGAGAATACTACATCACAGGGTTACTTATATTGTTTATGTAAACGAAATGATAGGTTCCCATATAATATTAATGCAGAACTATTATCTGACACTGATGTTTTGGCA